TTTAGTGTTTTGCGCAGACAATAAAACCCAGGTGCAACAAAGAGATAATCACAAAGAGGATTCTTTATTGCATTTAGAAAACTGAGTACAAACTTACAAACTTAGGCTTAGAGACTTAGAAACTTAGAAAACAGGATGGATATTTTCCTCGCTATGTTTTCTAAGTGAAACACACTAGCAATATATAGGAAGGAAAAGTTGATTCGGGTGCTCATTGGGCCCCATCGTCAATCAAAGATTCCTTTCTATCTAAAGTGTTATCTCTTTGGAGGTGAAGGTTTTTTTGCTCGTGACTTTTCTAGTTTGGACCACGCGTTCAATTATTGTGGCAATTGCGCTGGCATAATAGTCCAAATTTTCTGAGCCTTGACGAGTGGTAGGTAACCTGTCTTGGGCCCAGTTGTCATGGGTGGCTGAAGCTGCAAGATAGGCACTTTTATGGTGTAAAACGCCTTGTAAATCATGTAGAGCTCGAAGAGCCTCCTGAGCAGCCTTTTCTTCCAGTCGGAAGAGTTGTTCTGTAATATTCCTTTCCAGACTGAGTGATAGAGTACCATGAGTAATGGTATTCTGTCTTTGTTGGAGTAACCCATCATAGGCAAGACTATATGGGTAAGTGCTGCCACCGAGTTGTGTGGAAGGAATTGTTGAGGCAGTTCTTGCTTGACTTCCTCTTGGGACTGGTTCCATGATGAAAAGACTAATCTGCTTAAATTATCAGCTAGCAAATTATCTTTTCCAGTGATGTGTTCAATGGTAACCTCAACTCCTAGTCCAGTTAAATAATCAGAAAAAGTTATCCACCGGACTCGAGATGGTTTGTGAGTGCTTGTCTTGTTGTGAAACATCACAATCGCCTGACAGTCAGTTCTCAGGATCAGATGCCTTTTATCAAGATAAAATATCTTGAAAGATTCTAATGCTTTGATTAAAGCATAGATTTCAGCATCTATTGTGGATTTGATAACATTGAATTTCCCGCTAGCATAGGCACATATCTTTTCAGTAGTGCGGGAATCTTCCTTAGCTGGCTTCCATTTGCAGATGGCGCCCCATCCTTCCATGCATCCATCACTTTCAATAATAATGCAGCATTTTACTGGAGGTACAGCTAAGTCTGGTAGAGTTTGGACCATTCCTTTAATCTCCTTTATGAGATGCCAATCCTGTCTATTCATCCTTTTCTCTCCAGTGGGTGAGGTTTTGGCATAAAGGGGACTAAGCATTCGTCCAAGATTGGGAATGTAGATTCTTGCATAATTGAGAAGACCAAGAAAAGATCTCAGTCCTTTTGTCGTTTCTAACTCAAGATCAGACTTATCAAGAATCTTCCTTATCACATGTTGTTGGAGCTTCATCTTTCCTTGTGTAATGACTGTACCAAGAAACTCCATGGATGTTTGTGCTAAGCACATTTTGTTTGGGCTAAGAACAAGCCCATTTTGTTGACAGATATGAAGCATATTGTGGACGTGCTTCATATGATCTTTCATGTTATCACTGAATACCAAGATGTCATCAATGTAGACTGCAATAAAACCTTCAGTACCTTTAAAACATTGATCCATCTTCCTCTGGAATATTGCTGGAGCATTCTTTAGGCCAAATGGCATGACAAGCCATTCAAAGAGTCCTTGTGGGACCCAAAAGGCTGTCCATGGTATACTTTCTTCAGCCATTGCAACTTGATGAAAACCAGACTTTAGATCAAATTTGCTGAAGATCTTTTTATTACAGACTCGTTTGAGAATAGTCTGTATTCCTGGTAGAGAATACTGGTCCTTTTCTGTATTGTCATTGAGTCTTTTGTAGTTGAATACCATGCGCTCTTTTCCATGTATTGTCTTCTTAGTAACTGGGTCAATTGAGGTTCCAGATTCCACAAGAAAGGCCGTAGTCCGGTGTTTAGACTTACTGGGCCTAATAACCCCAATATCAAGAAGAGCCTTTATATGCTTTTGAAACTTTTGCTCCATTAAGGGTGTGAGATGCTTGATGGGCTTATCTTCGATAATCAAATTTGGATTTTTGATATCCAAATGACACAGAATTTTGTTGTTGGCCCAATACTTCAATGGGTTTTCACCGATGTAGCCCTGCATCTTTAGCTTTTGTAATAGGTCCTGCAAGTCTGGACTTAGACTGTGGTGGTTTTGGATAGTATGGCCTACTATCTGTGAATGGGCTTCCATATCCGTTTCCTCAGCTTCATCTCCATCATCGAATGCAAGTTGGAAAAGCCCATCGTCCTCCCCCAAACTAGAAATGGTTGTACCACCAACCATGGCGACTGCAGCTCTGGATTGAATAGTGGTAACATTTTTGTAAAAGGTAATAGCATTACCTTCCAGGCGAACACCACCATACATGTTGCGGATAAAATTGCAGCCTAATATCATCTGGATACCATCACCGAGGTTCAGAGGGAATGCATAACAATAGGGAATTCGGAATTGATGGTCACTTATGGTCATACGACCATATTTGAGTTTCTTGTCAACCTGCTGTTGAGAGTTGATGCCCCGAAATTGTACCAAAAAGGTATTCTGTTCAATGGCTTCTTTAGGGACTGAATTAATGTCAATGCAGCAAGTTGTGGCGCCAGTGTCAAGAATGGCTTTGACTTTGATAGGGAATTTGACATCAGGAATAGTCAAGAGAGCGTCTAAGTTGTAGAGCATGTTTCCCCGTACTGGCTTGTCAGTAGTATGGCAGATCATATATGCTGAATGTTCATCACTGTCATCTTTTTCTTTGATGATTTCTGAAAAGGCAACAGCTTTCCCCTTTGTTTTTGCCTTTAGTTCCAATTCAGCACGATCTTTCTCCAGTTCTTCCGTCATTTGCTTGTCAATGATTTGCTGGAGTCTTTTGTTTTCTGTTTCAAGCCAAAGGATATAAGCTGCTTGTTGTTCTAGCAATGTATTGCTTCGAAAAGGAACTGGCAGTTTTGGCTTTGGCTGGACTGGAGTGTCACAATAAATTGTGGAACACATGGCACAGCTGGTAAGTTGACAACTAGGACAATGTATGCGACTGCTGCTACTAGTTTGTTGTTTGCAGAAGAAACAACTGGTCAACTCTTTCTGTGTGATGTCTTTGTTGTGGTCCCACTGATGCTGACAGTAATATTGCTGCTGTGTGACACGTACCATAGCTGTCCAGTGATTGGTTTTGCCCAACCAATAGGATTGATCTTCCTCCTTCAGCATGAAGATCCTTTCTTCGACTTCCTCGCAAAGTTCTTCATTCTCAGATATACTATAAATCGCATCAGATTTCTCATCTCCTTCATCCACAGATACGATTTCATATTCTTCTGGTAAATTGAGGCCCTCGAACATGGCTACTCGCTTAATATCCCTTTTTGAATTAGGACATTCACGAGCAAAATGGCCTTCATCGCCACATAGATAACATTTACACCTCTTATTCCGTACTAGGTGCTTTTTCTTTTCAATTCTTGCATGTGTTGCATGTGGCTTTCCTCTGTAGGTCTGTGATTTGCGCACACCATATTTAGGCTTATCATAATAACCTGTTAATGGCATGTCCTTGCAGAAACTTAAAGACTTCAAGCTCCGTTTGAAGGCTGCATCTTTGCACTCCTGTTCCAGGTATTTGTATGCATATAGTATTCTAGGATAAACACCTACTGCATTGCCTGGATATTCCTTGTTGTATGCTTCCTTCATCCGTAATCCCAGTTCAGGTGGCATTTTAAGCCAAAGCTTCTCGCTTAGCTCTTCATTGATGAACATTCTTCCAGTTTTTGCTGCAAGTCTCCCATAGTCATTCAGGAATTGGACTATGTCTTTAATATTGTTACAGGTTAACCTTTCTAGGTCCCTGTATGCAGCATCCTGAACTCTTGTAGACCCTGAGGCAGGATCTTCCAAAGAGAAAATTCTCTTTAGCTGGGATAATATATTCTGCGTCCCTTGTCTTCCATCAGCTTGTGTTATCAGTTGCTGATATTCCGTTACATAGTTCATCCGCCATTGAATCCATGTTAACTTCTCCGTTTCTCCCAAAAGGTTTTCTATGAATTCAACCTTGTCTGCTGGATCAGTGAATTCCTGTAGTGCAATGTAGTTTTTAGTGATAGATTCCCATCGTGAAAATACTTCGTGAAATAGACCAATTTGTTTTGGCATGACAAATAAGGCCCCTGTTGTAGCTTGTGATGATGGCAGTTGCCACCATTCAGTATAATCATCTCTCCTGAATTTAGGAGTTTGTGGGAGTCTTCCTTCATAGAGGGGTGGCCGTTCTGGTTGAGGTTGTCTAGATGTTGATGCTGGAGGATAACCAACTGGAGTCATTAGTGTATCCCCTGGTGGTGTATAGTCTACCACCTCAGACAAAACTGTTTCTGCCTTCTTTGGGTAGTCCATGACTTCTTCTTCATTTAGAGTGGCAATGAATTCCCACTCAATATGCTTTTCATCCTCTTGTCGCTGGAGTTCTGCCCAATAAAGATCAGGATCATAATCATCATCCTCATCTTCATTATCTTGGTGATCTTTCTCCTCCTTTTCTTCTTTTGGTTCTTCCACTTCATTATCCCATCCTGATGCAACTATTTCTGTTGAGTCATAGTAGCTTTGTGGTATTGAATAATACCGAAAGAAGCGACCATTCCCATTGGCTGATTCCTCCCAAACTTTCTTTCGCCCGGAGGTGTCATTGTGTTCTTCCTCACCAATGATCCAAACGGCGACTGTATGTTCTCTGATGGTAGATTCATCACCATCTTCTTCTGATTCTACTTCCTCATCTGCTTCGTTGTAATGCGGTAGGCTAGTAGTTGGTTGAGTTTCATAATCCCTAAATCTGAGGGAAATTGAACCGTCTACCAAGTTCCTTGTTTCTACTGCCTGTGGTTGCATTGGCATGATTTGAGCTTGAGGTGGTCTAAGAACCCATTGTTGGTTTCTTAGTTGTTGCAGGTCAAACTTCTTTCCTGCAATTGCTTTGACTCCATGGCTTGCTAGGTAGTCTGTTGCACCTTCAATTTGGTAAGCGAAGGCAACATTAGGGGTGTTAGATAAGCGTCCTGTCATAGCTCTGGTAATTAACAGGTTTGCTTCACCATTTTGCCAATTCTCATATCCTCGAGTGAGGATAGAGATCTGTACGTTCCTGGCAAAATCTCCGATTGTCATCATGGTATCTGGAATGACATACACGAGCTGGCTTCCTTTGGTAAGATCAATCTCCATCTGGGCGAAGATTGATTGGTCTCCTGTCCATCTGTTGTCTCTGAAGACTACCAGTGCCATCGTGCCTTCTTCTTGTCTGTGTAAAATTTGAATTCTCACTTGGAGAATTCCAATGTGTACAAAGGCAAATCCTGCCCTTTGTAGTTGTTCATAACTTTCTGGCTGTATGAAAGTCCTGTCTATTTGATTTCCTTCTATGCACAAAATAGACTCCTCCGATCTATGAGTATAGACTCGGTGGTGTACAGTGTCCCTTCTTGACCTGTAAAGGACTTCAGCAGGTACAATTCGTGCTCTTTCCTGCATAGATAACCTTAATGTGGTTTGAGGATCTATTTCCTGCTCCAAGGTATCTTGATACCTTCCTCCTCGTGCTGTTGGACTATGCGAGACAGATCGTCTTAACCTTCGCATCCCTCGACTTAGGTTATGCATCCTACGTTGTCCTCGCCTGTAGTCTCTGATTTGATCTTCATAAAGAGGTTGAGCTGTTCCCCTTTCTGGATCAGACATAGTGGTAGTAACACTAGGTCTCTGAGGCTGTTGTCTTCCCCTTTGACTCATCTTTCTTGTTTGGAGGGGTTAACTTTGCCTTTTCTTCTGCTAGAATTGTGTAGGGATCCTTGAAACCGTAGAGTATCCCTTTTCCTTCTTTCACCTTTCGAGGTTGTTGGCTGCCACTACTTACTTGATCCTGTATTGACAATTTTTGCAGTTTGTCAATTAGATCTTCAGGAAGTGTTGTTTTAACCTCCTTTCTGTTGGCTTGTTTCTGTGCCTCCACTAGGCTGTTAAGCCTATCTGCGATCTCTGCAAGTAAAAGGATCTGGACGTTGTTTTGTTTGACAATTGTCCTTACTCCGTTGACTGCAGTGATTCCGGATGTGCTGGTTAATCCAAGAGCGGGTGGATCAATCTTTTCTGCTTCCTTGATAGCTCTTTGATAGGCTGAGCTATCAGTCATTGGCCAATAGCAAGCCCAAGTTGGTGTAGAAGTTTCTCAACTTTCTCAAGTTTCAACTCAAGCTCCTGTGTGAGTCTGAGAGCTTGTTCTTCTACTAGCTTAGGTTGTTGAGCTATCTCACTTACAAGTTTCCTCACGGTCGTTTCTGTAAGGGGTTGGTTTTCTCTCTGGTGTTTTTGGATTTTGACTACACTCTTCTCTATGGATTGGACTCGTCTCTCTAACTCTAGTAATGATTCTTGAATTTGTTTTAGGTTTTTGATGAAAACTCGGTTACTTAGACTCAATCTATCAAAAGTAACAGCAAGGTTATGGGCTAATTGGTTGTTTGTAACTTTGGATATGGTTGCTAGATCTAGGTACTCAAGATTAGCTGTATGTGACTTCTCATACCATTCCTGGATACTATTTTCCCACCTAGCAGACATTACATTATCTCTTTTCTGATACAGAGAGATCAGCCCCAGGCCGCAGTCTGTAGAGCATACGAGAGATAATCTTGGAATACTATCACGGTACCTCTCCTTTTCCCCCTCCTGGGTACTTTTCTTGAGAGCCTCCTCTTTTTAGCTATTCCAAGAATGTATTACTCAGGGACGAATAGTACCTTAGACTAACATGATAATAACATACAACCTTCCCCTTTCTGGATCAGACATAGTGGTAGTAACTCTAGGTCTCTGAGGCTGTTGTCTTCCCCTTTGACTCATCTTTCTTGTTTGGAGGGGTTAACTTTGCCTTTTCTTCTGCTAGAATTGTGTCCCTCCTGGGTACTTTTCTTGAGAGCCTCCTCTTTTTAGCTATTCCAAGAATGTATTACTCAGGGACGAATAGTACCTTAGACTAACATGATAATAACATACAACCTTCTCTTTCCCTAAATCTAGACAGGGTGAACTTAGCCGGACATGTTAACCGAATAGTACCTTAGCTCTGATACCA